ATCTTTGCCATAAACTTGCTAGGCCTCCTTGTGCCATTAACTGGCTTTTATCTCTACCCATTCCACTTTTTCCATGCCCCGTATATGAACTACCTTGACTAGGGTCTCTTCCACCTGTGACTACAGCTTTCCATGCGTCAACTTTTGCTTGAGGTGCTGTTTTCCCCCATTTTTGAATATTTTTATTTGCCATTTCTTGAAAGGTTTTTGAACCAAAGTAAGATGTTCCAGGTGCATTTTGTCCTGCAAATAATCCTCCTTGCATTCTCCCTGTTTGTGGATTTCTTGTTATACGGTGTTGAGTCATATAGTTTTGATTAGCTCTTTGTTGTGCCGGAGTTAATCGTGTTCCTGGTCCTCTTAAAAAATCCATAACTCTTCCTATATTTCTTTTTAATCCCGGTGCTTGCGCTGCACGCATTTGCCATGCATTGTAAGATGGATAGGATGAACTAGGTCTAAAGTCTCCTCTTCGCATTAATCGTTCAGTCAAAGCATAAGGATCGTCTTCATCTTGATTTAAAGATATTCGTTGAATTGGTAGACCATGATATTTTTCATTGGGAATCCTATCCCATTCATTATAGCTTGTTCCTTCCTCAATAGCCTTTCGTAAAGCGGGAGAAATTTCATTAGATTTTTTATAACTTTGCATTCCTTCCTCAATAGTCTTTTCTAGATTTTTAGGAATCATACCACTTAGGTCTGCAGCTTCAGCACTTCCACCAAATTCATTTTTAATAGCGTCCCATCCGCTTTGTATACGATTAGCAAGAGGTCTAGCGGCTCCAACAAATCTATTACCTAAAGCCGAAAACATATCTTCTCTATCCAAAGCACTTAAAATACCGGCTACATTAGTATCAGCAAGATCAGGAAAATAAGCATTAATTTTACTCCATTTACCTGGGTCAGCATATTTTTCAGGGTTCTCCCCAAATTTTTTAAAAGCTGAATAAGTATCATAAGGAAGACTCATAACCCCTGTTCCGACAGGAGCTGCTAATTCAATAGCAGCGGCCGCAGGTTTTCCTATATAAGGAATTTGACTCCAGTTTTTTGATAGTTCATCAAAATAATTTTCTGTAATATCTCGATGATATTGAGGAGTATTCTTTGCCCATTGGTGTCTTGTTTCATATTTTTTCCCGTGAGCTTCAGGATAAATATAAGGATCTATATTAATAGATTTATTATTAAAAGCAGGAAACCAAGTTGCTGAGACTCCTCCTTCTTGTTTCTTCACCCGACTACCATATTTATCAGTCCATTCACGAGCAATTGCTGGCTCGTTGGCCCATAAATATTTACGTTGTTTTTCTGATTGAAAAGGCATTATCTTCTTCCGCTCGCTTGTACATCAAGTCTGAAGGTTCCAATCTTCCAGTCTTGATCCGTTCCTGTATTCTCTACTTTTAAAGAGACTGCTCGAGCTCTAGCTCGCGTATCTACTTTAGTCGTCGTTGAATCAATAGTAAAGGGACCTAATGAAGAACTCGCCTGTGATGAATTAGGATAGTCTCGAAGATTTAAAGTGACCTGGGTATTTCCTGTTTGCGATAGGAAATCAGGAATGAAGCGTCTAATGCTCATAATGTATTCTCCATCTCCTCTAAAGGTAATACCTTTATTTTCATCTTGAGTAATATCAAAATCTCCAGATTCAATGTTAGCTGCAATGGCTGTTGTTGCTCCACCTGCAATTTGATTGTTTCCTGTTTCGTGTTCGTAGTAAATAGTCGTGCCATCAGTATTTCCAACAACATCAAAAGAAGTATCTACCCCTGCATCATAATGAGTACCATGGGGTTTACCAAAAACTGCTGAATCTTCCCAGGCGGTTCTGTTTAAACTGCCTGTGGTCCAGATGCCTCGTTGAGAGGAAGAATCAATATAGTTATAAGAAACCATGCGATTAACGACATTGGATCCATTAGTACAATAAAACCACATTACTTCTCCAAATAGATTATTTAAACCTGCATTAATCAATTGGTTAGAAGTGGTATTTAAATCATCATAAACATAGTCTTCAACCAAACAGTCCATTGATTCCAACTGCCCCGTGTATCTAAAGAAACCATTTTCTGACATCCAGTAAGCGGTACCATCCACTTCGGTCGCTGCTTGTTTTCCAATCAATCCACAGTTCGTTCCGGATTGTTCGAAGGCGAAAGTAAAAGGAGCCCCGACAAAACGCATAATAAATAAAGAAGTATCGGTCCAAATGTACGTGGCATTACGACCTCGGATCGCTCCCATAATTTTAGAACCTCCGGCTAATCTTTGTGTACCGGCCGTATTGACTGCAGTCGGTGTATAATCAGTTAAAGATTCTTGAGAAGAGAATCGAATAAATAAAGGATCTTGCGTCGTAGTGTCACCAATGGTTGTTTCAGTTCCGAAGAACACTAAGTGACGATCGGGAGTTGAAACTAACATATCTCTAGAAGCGGTTGGTGCTCCTGAAATAATCGTAGCTCGGTTAGAAGTCGCATCGGCGGCATCTGAATCCCATTCAAAACAAGCACTGTCGGTAATTAAAGCGATCAGTTTAGATCCATAATTATCCAAGGTCCATGTTCCGGGATCAAAGACTTTATCTCCTGAAGCCGCTTCACCCCATCCAACATAGTCTGTCGTATTGGTTACGGTTGCTCCATCCGAATGAGCAGCTCGAGTTGTATTTCGAACATTTCTGGTAATACCCGTTAAATCATTTCCAGTAATTCCGGTATAAGAAATTTCTTCTGTGCCGACTTGAATATAAGACGTTCCTGAAGAAGGAAAAGCAGAAGCATCGGTTAAGGTAATCGAGGTACCTGATCCTCCGGTTCCATACGCATCATCTCCTAAAGCTCCGTTTAAAGTGGTTGTGACTTCTCCTGAAACCGTACCACTCCATTGACCAATACCCCATCCATACGCTCCTAATTGTTGAGCAGGTCCTACAGGATAATAATGCTGAACTCTAATTCCTCCAGAAGTAGTCGCTCCAGCTCCTGTTTCAACCGAAGGCATCGTAATCGTAATTTCAGTTGCACTTTCGACGCTAGTGACCATAAATTTTTTATCATCAAAATCAGCTGCGACATAATTAGAACCTGTGATCGTTGTAAAATTATCTAGATAAATAATATCTCCAGCGGTAAATCCATGAGAACTACTAAAGGTTATAGTAACGACTGCTGTAGCTGGTCCGGGACTGGTTCCCGCAGTTGTAAAAGCGTTGGTTAAGGTTGTTGTACTTTTAATGGGGTGAATATCATAAAAGATACCCCCAGTATAAGCATATAAAATTCGATTGGTGCCAATAGCAGCAAATTTAATTTGTGAATTATTAATAAAATGATGGAGAGCTCTGGCTGCTCCTGTGAGTTTGCTTTCTCCTAATTGAGACCATCCCCCTATTTTTTCAGGGGTTTCATATCTAAAACGCACATAGTCACCACCGGTCCATTGCCCTTCGGCTGTGGTTGGTGTAACTTGTTTGTTAAATCCTGGTAGAAAGCCTATCTTTTGTAGCATAGAAAAATCCGTTTAAGATATGAATATACTACATCTTAGCAGGAATCAACACTTAACACCATCCATTTTTATAGTCAATTGCCATTACTTCTCTAGCTTTAGCTTTTTGGGCTTCAGTAATGGTCCGTGGTTCGTGTTCCCTGAGCCTTGTTTTTTGGATCTTTCCCCCTCCTAATTGTTCCAAGAATGGTAGCAACTTAGTATCAATATCTCTCATATTCCATACATGGGTATAGATCCGTGGATCAGGGCCCAACATGTCGGTGTTCGTTCGACAATGAATTCTGATGTAATTGTTTTTTAAGTGATGTTCATAGGTCTCTAGAAAATGATCCAAATTATTAAGGTTAGGATACATCTCCTGACAATAATAAAAACCCGCAATGATCTTGTCGATAGGATCACGGTACACGGCGATCCGAATCTCACATGCTTTTAGTTCTTTGTGATAGGCTTCAAATCCTTTCTCACGTCCGATGTAGGAATCGTCACCACAAAAATCTTGCACATTGGTACCACTATAAGTCGTAGGTTTCTCGTTCCACAATAACTGGCCGAGATAATTAATGATAGTAGTGGATCCTGCTTTATTGTTCCTGACATACCCCAGACGTTTGCCGCCCAAGGTGACACGGACTAAAGCCATTATTTAGGAACGCCTAGAAGAGGGCGCCCATCTAATAAATTTGTTTTAGCAAACGGACCATTGGCATGGTTATAATGCAGAAAGACCTGAGAACAAACGTTGCCTTCAAAAGGTTCACGCCAATGCTCCAGTTCACATCCAGAATAAATTAACATATCTCCTATTTTTAAATCTACACGCACTCCTTTTGGGGCTCCAGGTTTATGAATGTTTTTATATTCATCAAGGACAAAGTCTTGCCCTGATGGATCAAGAAAGATAGGCCATTCATCTCCTCCTAGATGTAAGGTTGTAGAAACTTCACAACTGGGTCGGTCTTTGTGTCGTCTTAAAATATTTCCTTTTTCGTAAAGTCGTGTATAGGTATAAGT